GGCATCTATGCCCGCAAGGATCCATTTAAAGTCGTGTTTGGTCCTTACATAAAGCGTATAGAGCAGGTGGTGTTCAAACACCCTGCGTTTATTAAATACGTACCAGTTTCTGATCGGCCTAGATATATTGAGAGTTACCTGTATCGAGTAGGAGCCAAGGTCGTCGCCACTGATTTTTCCTCTTTTGAGGCGCAGTTCACCAAGGAAATGATGGAGAACTGCGAAGATGTTCTGTATGAGTACATGTTAAGTAAGACTCCTGGGTACAGGGAGTTTCTAGAGTTGAAAACACACATCAATGGTACTAATGTTATAGATAATAAATATTTTACCCTTGAGTTGGAGGCCACCCGGCAGTCTGGAGAGATGAATACGTCATTAGGAAATGGATTTTCCAATCTAATGTTCATGTTATACATCTGCGAACAGTACGGGTGCACAAATATTCGAGGTGTAGTTGAAGGGGATGACGGTTTGTTTGTTATGGACAATGAACCGCCGACTCCCGCTTATTTTGCTAAGTTTGGCCTTGTTTTAAAGGCCGAGTACGTTGATGATATCTCTTCCGCGTCGTTTTGTGGTATAATATACCATTCCAGTGATTTGATTCCGCTAACTGATGTTCGTAAGGTTTTAGCTACGACCGGTTGGTACACTGGGTCTAAATGGATGATGAAATCGAATAAGTTACTGGCGATATTGCGTTGTAAAGCATTATCGGTGTATCACCAATATAATGGGTGTCCGGTACTCACTTCTTTTGCGTTAGCCATAATTAGAAAAACAATGCACTTGCATAAAGCATCCCAGGACTGGGTGATGAGAGGAGATAAGTCTGTGTCGAGCTTTCAACGTGAAATGTTCTTGTCATATGTCAATGCGAAGTTACCGCCTCGCGCGACCACCGGCTACGGTAGCCGACTCGTGGTAGAGGAGAAATTCGGTGTTCCAGTCGGTGTTCAGCGACAGTTGGAAAAATACTTTGATGATAATGATGTAGTAAACAACCCCATGATGATTGATGAGTTGCAATTCAATGTTCCACCTCAGTGGACTAAATTTGGCGACCGTTACACTCGGGTTATTCATGTTGGCTCTAGCGCTAAGGTAGTAGAGGTTCCCGTCGGATTTGACGAGCATTATAGATTTAATGTTAATCTACTAATTAAGCGACTGAAGTCCGGCCTAGAGGTTGATATCTCGAAGCTTGGAATGTTCCGCCGATAGAGGCAAAGAC